TGGAAGATAGAGCAGAAATATTATATAATGAAGCTACTAGAACAATAAGATATACGGGAACACTTAACGAGTTTGATGTTATGCAGCTAATAGACTTATTAGATGAGGTTATTACAGTAGAACCAAGAGATGCTGTTACACTATACTTATTCACTTATGGTGGAACATACGATGCTACGATAGCTTTATATGATTATATTAAGTTTGAACAAACTCCTATACATACAGTAGTATCAGGTACAGCAATGAGCGGAGGAACATTAATTACAGCTTGTGGTTCAGGTGAAAGGGTTGCTTTTCCTAATGCTAGATTTATGATACATGGATTACAACATTCTATTGGTAGAGGATCACACGTAGACAATAGCATTGAATTAAAAGAAGATGAAAGATTAAATGAGAAGTTTGTTGAGCTGTTAGCTTTTGAAACAGATAATAGTGTAGAGAAGGTTAGAGAAGATTTAAAAAGAGATAGATACTTATCTGCTGATGAAGCATTAGAATATGGTTTAATTGATAGAATAGTAGGGGAGGAATAATGTTATATTTAATAGGTTGGCTTATTTGTGGGCTAATAGCGGGGGTCTATTCATTAGTAAAGGAATTTAAAATATCTAAAAGAATTCTAGTTAGAGATTTAGGTTTTGCATTTTCTGCTTTAGTTTTTGGTGTAATATCCTTAATATTAATGATTATGGACTTATTTGAAAAGTATGGAGATAAAGTAATATATAAAAAAGACCTCTCTAATTAAAGAGAGGTTTTTCTTTTATTTATAAACCTATTTCAAACCCTAACATTATTAAGCTCTCTTCTGGATTAGCTAAATTTACTCCTACACCAGTATTAATTGAGATATCTTTTTTATTTAATAGACCGTCTATAATTTCACTTTGAGTTTCAAATAAATCTTGCCACCTGCTATTAGATTCTAAAGCTCTCTCAGTTTGTAGTTTCTGATCTTCATATAATTCTTTATATTCTTCTAAGTTTTGTTGAGTCTCATTATATTTAGACTCTAACTTTTGAAAATTATTATTAGACTCTTCGTATAACTCTTTATATTTCTGTGCTATTTGAGCCATCTTTTTATACTCTTCTTCCAAAACTTCTCTATCATCTGGTATATTTAATTCTTGAGCAGAGACAATATAAGGAGTAAATATAAATATTAAGACTAAAACAAAAACTAATAATCTTTTCATACTATCCTCTCCTAGGAATTTCAAGTATCTCTTGCTTCTCTTCTTCTGTAATATACCCTTTAGTAACTGCCTTACCCAGTCTAGATTCATCTACCTCTTTTAGTATCCACATATTCTTGAAAAAACTATACATATATTACACCCCCAATAAACTTAAGATTGTGTCCTCTAACTCAGATATTCTTTCCTCAGCAGAAGGGTTATCTGGTGTTTGCTCCTCTAATTGTCCTTGTTCAAATAAAAGATTAAAATTATTATTTATATAATTTTCAATATTAGTTCTGTCTACTAATTTAACTCTGACTTCATCATATTTATATTGTGTAATTAAATCACCTTGCTCATTTTCTACTTGTTCTTCAACTATATTATCTCTTAAAAAGTATTCTCTAACCTTGCCTTGCTCTTGTCTTAATTCTACTTTTTGTGGGTTCTTATGACCTGTTACTTGCATATACCTGCTCTCCTTTCATATTCCTTTATTTTTGGTAATAATGGTTTAATATATTTTTGTTTTAAATTATAAGTATTACACCAATCTAACCATCCTAAATAAGAATTTATACTACAATAATCATGCTCATTTATTTTATCTTTCTTAGCAATATTTCTCATTTTTCTTTTAAACTTTTTAGCAGTTGATTTCCTTAGCAAAGTGTAATTACCAAAGAATCTATAACCTAAAAAGTCTACTCCTCTATCTCTTGTAGGAAACACTTGCCAATTACCTTTAACTCTAAGATTTAAATTATTAGATAAATACTTCTTTATTTTCCTTAATACTTTATGTAGATGTTTTTTATCTTTATGGAAAATAACTATATCATCCATATAAATACTTACATATTTTAGTTTTAGTTGCTCTTTTAGCCAATGACCAAATTTCCAAAGATAAATAACTCCATCCCACTGTGAAATATAGTTACCTATTGGAATACCTACATCTTGATTAGTACTATCTATTATTTCAAACCAAAGCCAAAGTAAATCTTTATCTTTAAATATACCTTTATAAATATTCTTTAATATTTCATGGTCTATAGAAGGAAAATATTTTTTAATATCTAGCTTTAAACAGTATTTAGTATTTTCTTTGTCTTTTAAGAACTTCTGTATTCGCTTAAAACCAAAATGAATACCTCTGTCAGGAACAGCTCCATAAGTATCTAGTATCAACTTATTTTTCAACAATGGTTCTGTAACTAATAATATAGCCCATTGAGCTATCCTGTCAGGGAAGAAAGGCAGTTTATAAATCACCCTCTCCTTGCCAGAGTCATTTATAGTCTCTATTCTATACTCTGATGTTTTATAAGTTTTATTTACTAATCTATTTTGTAACTCTTTTAAGTAATACTGCTCATAACCTTTCATTTCTCTAACTTCTTTATAATGGGCTTTACCTTTCTTAGCTTCATGTAAAGCTTTCTCTAAAATATTCATAGAACAAATATGTTTATATAAGTTTCCATGTCTTTTAATAATATCATTCCTTGCTTTGTAGTGATAAAACCAAACTTTCGAGAACTAACCTACTAATATGGTTATGTTTTCTTACGTTTTGTGTTTTGCCAAGAGGCAGGGCAAAAAGAATACATACTCTTCCAGTTAATGTTACTACTACAAAGTAGTGTGAGGAGATATTCCGATTCGAATTAGTAGAATCATTATTCAAATTCCAATAAGTAAGTCTGGAATTAGACCTATTATTCCAATTAGTACCAACTTGAGTATGGGTTTATTCTTTTTGCCTATTATTCAATTTTCAGTATATATATATACTTATTTTACCTATTTATCCTAAGACTTAGCAAAGCAGCGCGAGGAGATAACCCGATACGAAGTAGCAGAAACATCAACCAAATACCAATAAGCAAGCCCGGAATAAGACCCATCAGCCCAATAAGCACCAACCTGAGCAATTCTATCTCCAGTATTTTGATAGTAATAATCACAATAATAACTGCTAGAAGAACCGTTTAAACTAATAGGTAAAGAAGACAAACCAATATCGGTATCAAGCACTTGTCCACTACCATAACCATTACTAGAGGGTAATGTTCTACCTAAAGAGCTATAAGGCTCACTAAATAAGTCAGACTGAAAATCATTGTTACTAATATATGGTTCATTATCTCTAATATTAATTCCATCTACAAACTCCCATATATTCCCCCAATAATTTTCTATACCTCTATAACTAAAGGGGTAAGTAGTAGCAGCTCCTGTAGCCCCATTCTCAGGTGTTATAGATACTTCTCCACTATTGTTACCTAAGCCAGTAGTATGTCCTGTATTTTGACTGTGGTTACCTGTACCACTATCTAAATTAGTTATACCTCCTGATAATATAGATTGAGAATTAAAATCAGCATATTCTATATAGAATAATAAGTTAATAGCTTCTCTAGCAGTATAATATTGTAAGCTCCAACCAGAACCCCTATTTTCAGCTAATTGTCTCGCTTGTGTAATATCTAAATTATCACTGTTACCACTGATAGGCTGATAACCTGCTACACTTGCCATTACATCATTAGTATAATCATAAGTTACTCCATCACCTACATAAGTACCAGCACTATTATCGTAGAGAGTAGCTTCAAATGCACCTATATATAAATTTTCATAAGTACCTTCATCACTCTTAAAAGCAGGATATAACTCAAAACCATCTCGTTGTATATCAGATACTAGGTATATAATCTCAGTGTCAGACAGTCTATAAGCTTTCCAATAAAACTGTGGTATTTCTACCATTACCTGCCCATTACTACCATCATAAGCAAAAGTAGGATCACCATAGTAAGCGTTTACAGTTAAATCATCTGCTAAGTTACATCTTCTCATATCTTGCCAGGGACTAATAGTATCAAAATCTGCTTGTGTTACATCATCCCCGACTCTTTCTACAACAAAATCACTACCAGTATCTGTTACTTTTATTCCATGAGTATTAGAGAATCCAGCTATTTCATCTATAATATCTTGAACATTAGTAGCGGTATAAGAACTTTTTGAATTATCATAATCCACTTTTAAAGCTGTAGTATTGTGAGGATTATTTGTGTTATCTCTATGGGACACATAATCATTTACTAAATCATTTTGTTCCTTAGCTGTATGGTACCTTCCTATAATGTCTCCGTTACTCCAAGGTTGGGCTGTACCCTCCACACCTCTTGTTACCCCTGTTAATTCATTTCCTGACTTCCCAGTGTATTCTATAGTTTCTAATTCTTCTGTAGAAGGATTAATTATAGTAGCTACATTTGGAAAATCACTAGGAAATTTATTAATATCTGAAACGGGTATAGTAATTTGTACACTGTCTATATCTGCTGATAAAGTTGTGTCAAATAAAGCTTCTGCTTTATACATTATTTATCCTCTCCTTTAAAATGTTTATTAAATTCCTTATCCAATTCCTGTTTCTCTTTATTTAATTCACCCTGTTCACTAATAATATTTTCTACATCTTCTTTTGTTTTTTTATTCTCTTTATTTAATTGCTCAGCTTTATCTTCATTATCTTTAGTTTCTTCTTTAATTTCTTCAGCTACTTTTTCTTCTTTTTTTGCAGATTCCTTATTCTTTTTCTGTAAGATTTCATAACCACCTAATCCTACACCTAGAATAGAAGCTGCTTTCCACCCAAAGATAAATAAAGCAATTAGAATAATAACTAAACCAATTAAATACCAATGCCACTTCTTCATACTATCACTCCCTTACTCTTTTAAAGAAATCTAATATGTCTCTCTCTGTTGATAAGAATGTTGCGAGTGAAACATAAATGAGAGGATCAATAGTATTCTGAATAAATCCAACTATACCAATACCTAAACAAACAAAAGCAATCAGATAGGTCATAATGAACTCCATATCTCTCTCTTTCTTATCTAGATTTTTCATACTCATCAACACCTTCTTCTATAGCTTTTATTAACTGTTCTTGATACTTAGGATTATGTAATTTAGCTTCCTCTTGAGGATTAGTAATAAATCCTAACTCAATCAGTATAGCAGGGGCTGAGACGCTTTTTAAGACATACAAGTCACCTCTAGGCTTTATACCTCTATCACTTGCTTTACTCCTGTGTATGAGCCTATTCTGTACCTTAGAAGCTAATCTGATGCCTTCCTCACTCTCTGGAAAGTGTAATGTTTCTATTCCATTAGCTTTACTGTTAGCTGAGGCATTAGCGTGTAAAGAGATTACTATGTCAGCACCATACTTATCAGCTTGTTCACACCTATCTGATAGAGTTACATAAACATCATTAGGTCTTATAAGTAATACTTCATGTTTCTTCATTAAGTTAGCAGTTAACTTTAATCCAAACTCTCTAACTAATACACTCTCTAGCGTGTAGAATTTGTCTTCATAAATACCATCGTCACCTTTTTTATCAACAGCCCCTTCTCGATTTTTACCATGTCCTAGCATTATTGCTATCTTCATTTTATCACTCCTTAAATTATACCTATATAGCTAGCAGCTGTGACTAATCCTAATAGAAAATTACCTCCTAATATTAAAGTTGCTAATACTATCTTCCAGGTTTTTATCTTACCTTCTGAATAAGAATCATCTACCTCAACTTTCTTCTCTACCTTACCTATCTTAGCTGCTAACTCTTTAATAGTTTCTGTGTTCTCATAAGTAGCTGATACTATACCATTATTTAATACTTCTTTCATAAGTTGTACTTCATCTTTTACATCGGATATTTGACAGCCTAATTTGTCTATTTGCTCTCCTAGTATTTCTACATATTTATCTGTGTCCACATAAATCACCCTTGTTCTATTATTTGCCTCTGTCTGTCTATAATGCCTTCCTTTTTTGCCAAGTGTATAAGCATTCTGCGTTCACCTTCAAGTCTTGCTGTTTCTTTTTCAATTCTGTTTAATTGTTTTTGCAGTTTTTCTTTTGTCAAGTTATCACCTCTATAATTTGTGTTTTTTATTGTCATAAGTGAAACTTACTTCGACACCAACCTCATTTGCTATTTTTTTGATTGCATCTATTATTTCCTCTTTTGTTATATAATCCAATTCTTTAGATAGCTCATTATTATCATCTGCTAATTTTTCTAATGATTTTTTTATTACTAGCTTGCTGCCTTTTTCTTCGCCTTTGTATTTTCCCATCAAACCACCTCAACTGTTACTGGCTGATTAATAAATCTGTGATCTATGCAACTAATTTGATAAATATCAGGTTCTTGTAACTCAATCTCTTTGCTGCCTTGATTATTTTTGATAGTTACAGTAAATTCTATATCATTGATTTTCATTTTGATTTCTGTATCTGCAATTTCACTTTCTAAAGTTAATTCTAGTATAGAGCCTGCATTTATTCTTTTAGAATCAACACTTAAATTTAATTGTTTTTTTAATTTAGGAGTGTTATTTTTTACATAATGGGTATTAGTTTTTATTTTTTTATTATCAGTTATTAATAAATTTTGGTTTTCCGCTAAATTATTTCCATTGAAAGTGTATTTATTTTCAATTGTGTAAATTATTTTGCCGATATTATTATAAATAACAATCATTTAAATCGACTCCTCTTTTAAGATATAATATCTAAAATTGACACCGGTATTAGGATCGTCATTTTCTAATCTTAAATTAGTTCTGCTCGTTATAATGCCCCGTATAAAAATTTGACCAACATCTAATGGTGTGGGAACTACTTCACCATTATGTAAAGCGAAAACTAAAAAAGAGGGTCTATAACCTAAATCTGGGAAATTTACATTAACACTTGACTCGCTGCCGCAATACACTGTGCCCGTTTGATGTATTTTAAACATATTGCTTGTACCATCTATAATTGTAGTGCCGCTAGAATTTGTTACAGTTAACCCACCATTGTTTATATTTATTCCTGAACTATCAATATTAACATTCCCATCTGAAAAACTCCCGCTAACAGCGTCAAGATTTCCTGAAAACGTTCCACCAGCAGCTTCTAGACTACCTGCAAATGTGCCACTTGCCGCTTCTAGACTACCTGCAAATGTGCCACTTGCCGCTTCTAGACTACCTGCAAATGTGCCACTTGCCGCTTCTAAATCTCCTGTAAATGTACCTCCAGCAGCTGATAAATCTCCTGTAAATGTACCTCCAGCAGCTGATAAATCTCCTGTAAATGTACCTCCAGCAGCTTGTAATTCTCCTGTAAATGTACCTCCAGCAGCTTGTAATTCTCCTCCAAAAATAGCATCACCTGTACTGGCATTTAAGTTAAACTGAGTACTAGTAATACCATTATCATTAATAAGTAAGTCTCCACTATTTAAACTAAATTGGGTGGCACTAACTTCTCCTGAGAATATAGCTGTTCCGTCTTTATTTAATTTAAAATCTTCTGTATTTATACTTAACCCTTCTCCACTGAGCTCAAAGAAATTATCTGTACTTAGATTACTATTTTCTGCTATCATTGCTATGTTGTTTGCATTCATATAGATTTGACTTGTTCCGTCAACTGTCCCTGTGGCAAATAAAGATTTACCATTAGGTTCAATATCAGGATCAAATAATCTAAACCTATCGGCAACTACCTGCACATCAATATCATTATCAGCTTCATTATATGCTAACCCAATTCCACCAACGATAGGTTCTCCAGTTGTATCGTCCCAAACACCTGCTTGAATTGTAAATTCTTGTTCTATTCCTCCTGCACCAAAATCATCTTGAGTTAATCCAGTTCCCTGTAATGTAGAAGTTAAGTTATTAGGTTTAATTAGAGCTTCACTTATATCAGGTCTCTCTACTCTAAAAGTTTCACCAATAACTGAATCCGATACTGTTAATTCAAATAAATCTGGATTATAATCTGGGTGATAAACACTATCATAAGCACCTACTTTAATTTGGTATTTTTTACCTGTTTCTGATTGATAGTATATAATACCTTTTTCATTAATCTCTTGAGCATCATAATCTATTATTTCTTCCCCGCCTATTGGTTCTTCTGTATTATAATTTAATTCCTGTATAAAGAGTCTATATCCTAATATTTCCTTAACCTCAGCTGTTGGTTCAGAATTATAAACTTGCTGACTGGTTTCAGAATAAACTTTAGGTAATTTAATCTTTATACTTGCTAATAAATTAGTTACATCTTGTGGTTGTAAATCTAATTTTTGTATTCCGGGATGATTAATTGTAAATTGGTTTGGTTCACTATAATTACCACTACTATCTAGAGCGGCTATATAAAAAGTATATTGTTCTTGTCTTGGTTTTTCTAACCGATATCCCATTTTCCACCTCCTAAATTGTTCCTGAATCTACGTCTTGAGAAAACAACCTTCCTTTAAAAACAAGTCTTCCCCCTATATAAGGTAAGCATTGACTATTAATTAATAAAGTATTTGAGCTTACATCTTCTATAATTCTAAAAACTTCGCTTTCTTTTATATTACTTGATAAGTTTACATTACTTTCAAAATCACTGAATATAATATTTAATGGTTTCAATCTTGAATCAAAATTTAAATACCCCTCAAAATTATCACTAGTTATAGCATAACTATTAAATGATGATTTAATTTTACTATCATAAATAGTATTATAAACTCTAATTTCTGAACTATTTTGAGAATACCCTCTTAAAGAGTAGGGAGATTCATAATTATTATATTCTACTTTTTTTATTAAGGACGAGATTAATCTCATCATCTCCTTATAAGAAGATGTGAAAGTAATATCAGACATTGATTCCCCAAAAACTATATTTAAAGGGGTGTAATTTGTATTTAAGTCTAAAATACTTAAACCTGAACCTTCTATAACTTTAAAGTTTTCAGAAATGGTTGTTGTGTTTATTTTTAAACTAGAATCATAATTAATAAATATATATCTAAATCCTTCATAATCACTTTTATACATAACTTCAGATTTAAATCTATCATCATATGTACTGTTATAGCTCTGAGAATACCCATTCAAAGAGTAAGGATAGGAGTAATTATTTAATTCTTTATCTATATTAACTACTCCATAAACACCTCTATTACCTTTGTATATTGTTTCAATATTAATGTTATTTATACTACAGCCCCTTATTGTATAGTTTGCTTGTTGTGTAAACCCTGATTGACTGAATAATTGATTATACATCCTTACCTCCTAACCATACATCAACCTCCTATTTGTATTATTAATTAACCTAAATTAACTTCTAATCCATTAGCCGGGATTCTATACATATCGTCTTGATTTGTTGTTCTAATGTTTTGTGCTGGAGACCATATAAGCACGTTTCCACTACCCTTAGTAGGTGAGTCTGTAATAATTAGATATTTAACTGTTGTAGCAGGCATATACTCAAAGTCAATATTTGTATCATTACTTGTAAACCCGTTATCTGCTGACTGTGATATAGGGTCAAAAGTTACAGCTTTTCTATCCCCCGTATAACCAGTTATTTCATTAGTTAAATCCCCTGATTCTAAATCTGCATCAACTGCTGTATCATCTACCAGACCTATATAAACCGTAGTCGGTGATGTAAAACTTGTATTTCTTAAAATATGGTCTAATAACTTTTCCTCTAAATAGTTTGTAGCATTTGCCATTTTTATCCTCTCCTTATTCCCCGAAATAGGGGTCTTTTCTTAATTCATATTCATCAAAATCTTCATCAGGGTGTGGTTTCCATGTAATCTCTATGTAATCAGCCCCCCAATATATATTATCTATCTCTACTTGAGAAGGTAAATCTTTATTTCCTACTACTTCAAACAACAGAGAATCAATACTATCGAAATCAGGACTATTACCGTGTTTATCAATTGGAACAACTTTTATATAGTAATAACCTAATTCTACAGCTAAAATTTCATAAGATAGATTAGTTGTAGTACCATCTAATACCCATTCAGACTCACCTTCTTGCTTATAGTATATTTGTAACCTATCAAAATATTCGTCTAAATATTGAGATACCTCAACATTAATTACAGGAACATAATTACCTTTTTGCACCTTCCTACTAGTTTCACTTAAAGAGATATCAGAATTTGGTATTATTTCAGCACCTAAATACTGTATTTCTTCCGTGGGGGCTGTAGAAAACTCTGATAATAAACCATTGTATCCTTCAGAGACTACTTTAATTTGATAGTAATCTCTATCAAACACGTTATCGAAAATGTGAAAAGTGTCTTCTGTTCTTATTAATAATTCCCAATCTAAATCAAATTCTCTCTTAATATATACTTGATGAAACCTAGAAAATCTATTAGTATCCCATGTAGCTTTTATAGCAGGATAACTAGAATTTCCTGAGCTTCTTGTAGTTAAAGATAGGTTCAAATTAGATATTTGAGGAGGGCGGTCTCTTGACTCGTTATCCCCTATTGAACCTCTCGCTACTATAGTATTAAATCCCTCAGAATCATACTGCCAAGCTGAACTCTTTGCTTGTATAAGTTCTAATGTTTGATTCCATTCCCCTTCTTCGGTAAACGATTCTTCAATAACTTTAATAAAAAATTCATTGTCAATATCAGCTTCATCTCTTATTATATGAACTTTATCCATTAAATCAATATGTCCTAAGCCTCTAATAGGGACATTAAGAATTGTTCTTGGTGTAGAATGATAATCTAATAAAAAGTCTACAGTTTCACTCATTCTTGACTGATTTTGGTATAAATCATTTTGAATAGACAAAGTTTTACCCATATATGAAAAAGCTAAATTAGCATTTTCATTTGTTTTTTCTATATGAATAGGATTAGTCCTTTTTAATGGTCTCCCTAATAAATATATATTATCAATATCTTTTCCTTTATACTCTGAATAAACGGAAACCTCTGTATCACTATTATTAATAAAAGTTAACTTTGTTTTTCTTTTATCAGGAAAATTATATTGTTCTACTTGTACATTCTGTATTTCTGAAGTTATTTCATCAACAATAGTTTCCCCAACAGTTAAGGATAGATTATATATTTGTGATTTATTTTCTTTCTCTCCATCACCATCAAATCTGTGCCTAATTTGAATATTAGCATTGCTAGGAACAGCTATCTTATCAACCCTAAAATTAGAGCCACCCCTACCACCGCTATGAGCTGTTATAGTCTTTTGAACACTGCCATTTACTAAAACATCAACATATGTATTAGCATTACCATATTCAGTACCACTACTAAATAAACCCCATTTAAAGTCTTTTTCATAATGAGTTGCATAACCATTAAGAGTAATTGTAGAAGCATCAGGACTTAAAGTTATTGTCTCAGAAGTATTACTCCCTGCACTTGTAAGTACTGATTTTGTAATACTTTCCTTGTATGAGGCATAAGTTATATCATAATCAAGATTAGTTGCCTGAAATTTAATATAATCTTCTATAGGTTGTATATCAGTTGCTGGATTTTCAAATTCTGCTATAATTTCTTTTTCATAAGGAGTTCCATCTGCTCTTCTTGGAGGTATTGTTAATACAAAAAAGTTATAATTTACAGTTATGGTTTGATTTACACTCGGTAAAGGAAATTCAGCTGTATTTTTAAATGTAATTAAACCGGTATCCCAATTAACACTTTCAATCCCACTATTCATATCATAATTAGTTATATAAGTTTTATCTCCAAAAGAAACAGTTAAAGAGTTCTCTGCAATAGGAACATTATTAGTAGGTTGTTCAATAGCCCCATCAGAAGTAGTTAATTGTAATTGATTACCATCTAAATCACTACCTAAGTATTCTTCAGTTACTCTAGACTGTTTTTCACTACCAGTCCAAATCATTTGTAGCTCTTCACTTGTATACTGTAATGGATTAGAGTCTAATTCTACTGTAGTATATAAGTCTTGAGAAGAATAAACTTCCCCATACCCATTATTTAAGAATTTATCATCAGAAATAGTTTCAACAATTGAAGCATTAGGCTGATCTAATGTTTTAAAATTAATAAATCTTAATTTATCTTCTACAACAAAGAATTTACCCCATACCATCTCTGCTATTAAATTTAAAGCATCAAAAATAGAACCTTCTTCATAAAAATTATATGTAATTTGATAGTTTATATCATCTATAAGAGAGGGGTCATAATCAATAGTTGTTGTTTCCAATAAATAAGCAATCACATCTTTAGCATTCTCTTCTATAAATAAGTGGTCTGGAGCTGTGAAATTTTCTAAAGCTAACATTTCATCTTCAATAGTTATTGATACTCTACTATTATCATAGTTTGGTTCAATATTAGTTATAATCCCACTATAATAATGTACAAATTCACTCCCATTTACAGATAAATCTATCATTATATTTCTGTTTGGTATTACATTAAATTCATTTTGTTCTCCTAAATCCTTATTGAATCTACTAGCTAAACTTTTAGGAGAATAGTCATTATTAGAGTTATCTAAAACTAAAGTTCCTTGATCTAATATTGCCTGACTTACTTCACCTTCTAACTCTCTTGATATATCTAATTTTATTATCTCATCATCAGCACTTTCTATAGTATCTAACTGACCATCACCAAACCAATCAATCCATACCTTTAAATCAACTTTTCTATTATCTTCCCTACATGCCTGAATAAAATCTTGGTTTCCTAAAAACCTTGCCAATTAAATCACCTCTTCTAATGTAATTTCCCATAACCATAAATCTTCCTCTGTGTTTTTAGGTGTATAATTATACCCATTAATAGGGATAGTAACTGTATAAGAGTTCCCAAGAGGGTCTGTATAATCTAAATCTAGCCCCCCACCTGTTTCTGGAAATACTCTAGAGGTGATATAAAGTAAATTATAATGTTCTTTTTCTGTTAAATTATCTATTGTTAACTCAAATGTTCTATAAGCATTACTAGTATAATCTGTAAATAACTTTCCTGTTCTACTCCTCTGTGTATTCCCTTGCCTATTTTCTGTTATATTATAATTGGTTAGCTCAAAGAAGTATTTATGTAATTTAATATTACCCATTTATATCACCCTTTATGCATGTCTTTCTAAATATTGTTGAATGTATGGTGCTAACTTTTTAGCGGCTTCTCTTGCGGCTGAAGTATCATCTAAGAAAATTTCACTCTGCACTGCAAAAGTATTATGATAAGTAATAGTTGAAGTAGAGCCAGCTCTAAAGCTTCTATCCATAGTTACATCAGCTTCTCCACCCCCTATACCTAAATCTAAACCTTTTACTACCTCATTAATATAAGAAGCCCTCTCTACTACCCTGTCTATTTCATCTTGTACAGCATCTAACCTCTCTTCGTATATCTGCCCTTCAGCTCCGATTGACTGTTCAATCATACCAGCTATTTGTTGTATTTGGCTCTCAATAGCCTGAGTTTCAATTAATTTATCAATTATTGCATCTTGCATAGCCTGACCTATAGATTGTTCAAAGTTACTTTTGAAATCATTATAACTTAAACCCTCACTAATAAGTCCTGGTAATTCCCCGAATATATCTTGGGCTGTCTGTCCTACCCTTTCGAGTATCTCTTCCATCTCTTCTAAATCTATCTTAGCTTGTTCAAGACCTGATACATCCCAATCTTCACCTCCAAACAATGACTGCAGAGCTCCAGCATTATCTTCATATGAAGCTAATTGAGCATCAAAGAAAATACCAAAATCCTCTAGCTCTCTCTGTGCACTCTCTATCTGTTGATTTATCTTTTTAGCAGCTTCCATTTCGTCTCTACCTTCTACTCCACCAAAAATCATCTGCCCTATTGAGCCAATAGCATTACCTATAGTACTAGAGCTTGTAAGAGCAGTACCAATACCTGTTGCTAGTGTTTGTCCGATACTACCACCATTAGCAAACACTTGACCAGCACTCATAGCAAAGTTGCTAAAAGCTTCTCCAAAACCGTCACTTAAATTTAACCATTCTCCAATATTAGAACCTATATTTTCAAACTGACTTCTTAATTCAGCATCATCAATGTTTTCAAAAGCAGATGAAAATCCCTCTCTAAGTAGAACACCAAACTTATCTGCTATACTCATGTCACTTGTAAATTGCTCTACAGCATTAGATATAGCATCAGACATTGATTGGTACCAAGCTTGTTCTGTATCTTCAATATAACCATTAATTTGTTCAAAAACGTTTGCTATAGTTTCTTCATCCAATCCAAACATTTTCTTTAAATCTTTCATTTGATTATCAGATAAATTAAATTTTTTCTGTATATCTCCAATATTATCAGTGGTTTGTTTAAACTTTTCTATTGCTTGAGTAGCTTCTTCTATTGAATTAATTTGGTTTATATCAAAATCTAAAAACTGACCAAACATACTAGATAACTCTTTACTACCTATTTGAGTTATAGCTTCAAGCACTTCTTTTTCTTTTTCAACCTCTTTTCTAACTGCAATAATTCTATCTTTTAAGTCTAAGTCATGAGTTTTCTCTTCCCACTCATCTAACTGTTTTAATTGGGTTGTTACATCCTTAAGAGCCTGCTCTTGCTCACTTAAATAATCAGACTCCATAGAAGGTAGACCTTCCTTTATTTCTTCGGATAGGGCTAACTCATTCAATACTACACTTTGTTCAATTAATTCATCCCATTTTTCTGCTAATCTGTCACTTTCTTCTCTTATCTTCTGAACTTCTTCAGCAGCAGCACCTATCTTTAAGAATTGACTTAACTGGTCTGTATCAAATATTTTTAAGAGTTGATTATCTTTACCTCTTAATTCTTCATAAATACTTACTATATTATTAATTTCTTCTTCGGGTAGTTCAACAATGTTACTTAAATCTAATTTACCAAACCTAGTAAATAATTCTTCTGTATTTATAACTTCAGAGAACTTCTCACCTAAGTTTTTAGTGTCAATTTTAGTCTCTAAAACATTGTTGAAATCACCTATTAATTTTTCTGCTGCATCTAGTATTTTTGTTTGTAGTTTCTCAAACTCACCAGAGTCCCAAGCATCATATATCCCAGAGATATCAATGTCTTGTTCAGCTAGTTGCTCCTCTGTTAAATTAAAGTGTTCTTCTAAGAATGTACTAAGCTCCTGTCTAGTTTCTAAGTTAGCAGGATCTAGAGTAAATACTTCTTGAGCTATACCCTCAAGATTTCCTAAATAATCTTCATAAACTCTAATTTCATTTTCTAATCTCTCTAAACCAGTATCCCCTTTTATATCTGATAACCAGCTTTGGAAATCTAACTCTTCCTCTAGACTTCTTCTCATTCCATCGACTTCTAATTTAGCTTCTCTTAATCCTTGTGTAAACTCATTAAGAATATCAATAGCTCCTACTAGATTAGTTAATATCTCTTCCTCAGTTAATCCTGCAAAACCTTCTTGAAGAAGTTTTATCTCTGTCCTAAACTTAGTTATTAATCTTTGAGCAGTCTCTATACTCTCATTAATATTAGAATATCTAGTCTGAGCAGCAGTTAGTTTTTGAGTTATTTCTTGAATATCTGCAATATGTTCAGAATTATTAGGGTTTAACTGTGATAGTTTTTCTCTATACTTTTCTATATCATTTGTTACATCACTTTGGGCTGTCCTTAATCCAGTCATTGACATTTCTAAAGTGTTAATATTATTTTCCATCTCAGAAATAACTTCTGTTACTTTACTTCCACCATCACCAAACTTGTCTAATTGCCTACCAACTATTTGACTTAAGGTATTACCAAAGTTTTTAGAAGCATCTCCTAATTCATACCATTGCTCTGTTAAGTCTTGTTTTAATTCGAATAACTCTGCATCTTGTTCAGCAGTTCTATTTCTTATGCTAATTAACTCTTGATATCTATCTTGCTGTTCTTGGAGCATTTTTAATTCTCTCTGACCCTGCTTTACATTAGAGAGCATTGAGTTAGTATTCTTATCAATAAATGCTATACTATTATCAAGAGCTTCATTATACTTAACCAATTCACTAGCTATTGTATCGAGAAACTGAGTGTATTCATTATTATTTATCTGCTTTTCAAACTGTTTAGCTATATCAGGGAATGCTTTTTCCAGTTTAGTAATTTGTACAAGCATTTCTTCAGACATCTTTCTAGTTTCGTCTGTTGCACCTTCAAATCCTGGAGTAATATCAGCTAAGATATTTCCAATAGTACCAAAGAAGCTAGCTCCTCCTGCTTCAGAAAATGCTTCTGATCTAGCCTGCTGTAAATCAGTAAAGGAACCTATCATTTCTCTATACTGAGTAATTAATTCCCTAGAATTACTTAATTCAGTTTTAGAAAGCTCATTTGTTCTTTCAGTTACATCATTAAATGTTTTCTTAGCGTCAGTACCATCTTCAATAGCTTGTATTAATTTACCTTGTCTAGTTACATATTGACTAATACCTATTACCAGAGTACCTATAGCTGGGATTAAAGGGTTTATTGCTGTAAGAACTCCACCAAAAGATAGGGCTAATGTACCAACTGTTGTTGATAGTCCAGTAAGTGTAGTGGTTGTTAAAAGACTAACTGTTTTTATAGACATTAATGCAGGTACTAATAGACTAGCGACATTTCTTATAGCTTGCATCTCTTCTTCTAAGGCTCTAAAACCATTTAAGAAATCATCTACAGAAGACAATACTTCTCGAATAGCTCCTGCTAGATTAATGGATAGTTCTTCTCCACCTAAATCTTGAATAGTATTGATTATCTGATTAAATTCTGCCCTAACTTGAGTCCAATTAGCTTCCATACCTTGCATATATGTTTCATTCTCTTCAATAGCAGAGTTTAGAGAATTCATAGAGGATGTTGTTGCATCTAATGCCATATCCCAGTTCTCGATTAAAGCTATCACATCAGAGTATCTTCTTCTACCACCAATAGCTCTAGCAATATTAGCCTGCATTACCTCATCTAAGTCTCCCCAACGAACAGCTAAATCAGTAAGTACATCTGATAGGTCTCTATAGGTAGTCTCATCTTCTCTTAAAGCAACTCCAACACTATTTAAAGCTACTTCAACTTTACCAAGGGATTCTACTGTACCACCCATATCTCCCATTATCCTGGAGAAAATAGTACGTAAGGAACGCCCTATACGGCTACCAGACTTGGCTGTAGCTGCACTAAGGGATGTTACCATACCTATAAGACTGTCCATAGATACCCCTGCTGATTGAGCCGCTGAGCCTGCTTCTCGGAGGGCTATACCTATATCAGTTGCATTTACAGCAAAGTTATTAGCAACTTCATTCCATCTATCTATAATAGAGGTAGCTTCACTAGCATCCATATTAAACTGTAATAATGATGCTGTGAGTAAGTCTACACTTTCTTTTGCTTCCATTTCTGCAACGTTAGTAGCAAGTAAGGCAGCTTCAGTTAGCTCAATAACTTCTACTTGGTTTCTACCTTGTCTTCCCCATTCAACCATTGAAGAAATTACATCTTGAATATTAGCAGCAAATCTTACTCCTAAATCAGCTGCAACACCCCTTAGTTGATCAAAATCAGTCAATGTACCATCCATTACTCTCTGTAAAGAAATCATTTCACTATTAACTTCCATCATAGTCTGATGTACTTCTCTTAGAGCTCTCTGAGACCCATAGATAGCTGTTGTAGCTAAGCCCCAGACTACTGTTGACCTAAGTGCAATACCAATACTTCTTGTGCGTGAGGAGAGCCAATTCTCAGTAGCAGTATTATTACCTTTTATAGCTTTTGTATGGTTCTGTGTAGTCTTATCTAAATCATTTAAAGCTTTATTCTCTTTCTTAGTTGTTTGCTCCATTTTTTGTGATTTAGAAGCAACACTTTCTTTACCTGTAGATACTTTCTGCATCTTATTATTAAGCTGGTCAAACTTATTCATCTCTTGGTCTATAGTAGACAAACTACCTTTCATTGAGGCATTCATAGACTGAGAAGAAGCTTGAACAGACTTAGAAAACTTTTGAAATCTTTGTTCTATTGCATTAAGTGTAGAATTTACTCCAACTGATCCTACACTAACATTTATTCCTAAATTATAAGTACTATCTGCCAATTAACTCACCTCACTTTCTTATATATTTCTGCATATAAATCTAATCTACATGAATACATTCCAGCACTATCTCTATTTAATATCCCATTAGGTAAACTCAGACTTACTCTTCTAAAGTGAGGAATATTCATGTAGTAGTTATCAAATTTATACTTTAATTCACTTGCCAATTCATTCAGTAAAATCTTTCGTTTAGTACCTTCTTGTACTTTATCTGTTACTACAATATATAAGGCTAAATTAATATTTATTTTCTGTACTGTATCTCCTTGACTATCTCTTGTTTTATTAGTTACAGGACTATCTAATTCCATTACCTGTACAATAGGTCTAACATTGTCAGGGTTTTGATTCATCCACTCTATTGTATTCTGAACATCATCAAAGTCTATTGCATACCAAGAGTTAGGAAAATCATCACCTTCATCTTGTTTAGTCATAATAAAAGTTTGTAATTCCTCGTGCATATTATTTATAAAATTCTTTGCTTGTGTAATCAATTTTTCCACATCCCTAATAAAGGCATCAGTATTGTTTTAGGGTTCTTTCTTCCTTGCATAATCTGTAACTTTAATTCTTCATATGTTTTTTGCATATACTTACTACCTTTTCTTAATACATCTACTCCTTGTGCATTCTCATATACGAAATCATTCTCTACTCTCAGTGAATAAGGAGTGTCATTCATATTGGTTGCAGTACCTGTTTCCATAGTTCCTGGAGACTCTTGTCCAGACAAATAATTATCATCTATGTACAAGTGTAAATTATTTCCTTTAACTTCTGCTCTTACTGCATCTAATAAAGCACCTGTTCTTTGATAGTGGGTAGGTTCAGTATTAACCTTATAATTATTACCTGCTATCATTTTTATAGGAGAGTTATAAACCATATCATAAATATTAGCTTGAAGTATTGCTGATACACTCACATCTCCGTCACCCATTAGAAGGTTAAAATACTGCTTTAAACCATCCTCATCTAGCTGCTCTCTTAATAGCTGTAATCTAATCATTAGCTCATCTAAATCTGGTATATCTATATCTATTTTTATCATAATATCTTGCCTACCATATAATAGTGAGTGATAGTACCATCTAGTAATTGCTCTGCTTGTATCATCTCAGCAGTAAAAGTTCTACCTTGATGTTTAAATTCATATTTGATAGCATCAGTAGGGAGAGAAGTATCATAAGGAAGTAAAAGAATTAAGTCACCTTCTGTTAAATCACCATAATCATACCTTTTAGAAGAGAACTCATCAATCTCTTGAATTACGGAAGGATATTCTGAAAAGTTAGACCAAGTAGGATCCGTTGTTCCACCCATACCTGGAGTAAATGTTCCTTCCGAATAATACCTAATAGAAAGAGAGTTCTGGGATGTTAGTTGTTTAGCATCCCTTAAAACTCCTTTCTTCTCAAGAGGGGATAATTGAAAATCATTAATCATAATAACCCTCCTTTAGTTTCCTTTAAAGCTTAATAACTGCAATCTCTGTGTCTGTTGCTGTTGAATCAACTTGTACTGTACCATCAACTGTATTAAAATACTTCTTTGACAGACCTGTAACCATATATTCATCACCTAATGCTAAGCTGACTGCCTTGTCTTCAATACTTAACCCATCAACTGTACCATCTGTAATAAATGTTATATCAGCAGCAGTTGGGGCTTTTACAATAACTAACTCTGTTCCTGTATTAGCAAATTCAACACCATCTACTCCAATAGTAGTGTATGTAGGATTAGTTACTCCACTAGAGCCAACTCTCTGTACATCTACCATAGCTCTTGCCATTTTTATTTTCCTCCTTATAGTAAGAAAGGAATAGAAGTATTATCTCCTATTCCTCTTTTTGTTCTTCTCTGCTTCCTTTTTTGACTGTTCTTTGATATATTCCTCATGCTCTAAATCTAAGTTTCTCTTCTGTATTAATTCCATTTGAGTATCCTTATCTATTCTATCCCACTGGTTAGGGGTATACCCAAATTTCTCCCATGTATCTAAGACAACATACCTAAAGGATATGCCATCTTTCAACATGCCTGACTTATTGTCAGGACTTAGGAGTTTTTTTCCGCTTTATCTAACCTTTCAGAGATACCATTAAGCTCAAAACCTTTTTCAGTAATAGCTAATCTATCCATTTCTCTAAGCTCTTCTAAGAGAAATTCTACACCCTCTTCTACAGTTTCGCCTGGTTTAAAGTCATCAGCAATAAACTCATAAGCAATTCTAGCTTTTCTTTCTCTCTCTACAGGAGCAGCTTTTTCTTGCCACTCTTTAGCTTTTGGATGATCATTAAAACTTTCAAACTTTTCTTGAGCATTAGGGACTCTAATAGAATGTCTCTTATTACCAATATCAATATTAATAACTGGTTTCTCTGGAAGCTTACCATCATATTGTCTATTGATTTCCTGAATCTCATCATAATCTACAAATTTAACTGGGAAAGTTACTTCAACCTCACCCATTTTAATTGTCAAGTCTTCAGTAAGTGTTTCCTTTACACCTTTCAGATCTTCCCAAACGTTCTTTCCTTTTTTAGCCATTAATAACCTCTCCTTTTATAATAAATTATTTCCTTCGCCTACAAGAGATTCAAATATTATCCCTGTAGAATCTCTATAATACCTTTCATAAGTATTAAATTTAATGCCTGTTAAATGTTTCTCATAAGACTTATCTCCATTAGTGTGGTCTTCCCTATAAGTAATCCTAATAGGAGTATCATTTTCTATAGCATCAAATAACTGCCAATCATAAGCCATGTTACTAAAGCTCACATTAAAATTCTCACTCTCTAAAATAAGTTGTTTAATATTATTCTTTTTAAACTTTCTATCAGATAAAAAACCCCTATCTACTGAGATTCTAAAATCTTGAACATATTCGTTAGTCATAATATTGTTATATTCTTTATAAGTTACATCTACTGTGATAGTATTTGTAAAAGTAATATTAATATCTGTAATAGAATCTTCCAATAATTTAGGTCTATCTGAGCTTATAAAAGTTAAGTCTTCAATAATATCTGTACCATTGAGAGCATACCCTTGTTCATTAAAATCTAGTATTAGAGTATCTCCAGTAGAAATAGTCTTGTTTAATTGTACTATATTCCCACCAATCTCAACTTCAGTTATGTTGGAACTATCAGAAGTTATTTCTAATCTAAGATACTGCATATTAGTAGCTTGATTATCAATACTAATAGAGCCGGAAGAAATAGTGTATGAATTAGTAACTTCTTCTAGAATAGCTGTATCTATACTTGTCTCATATGCAGCAAATACTGTAGCTTCCATTATTAATCACCTATTTCTTCTAGCTCTTTTTCATCATCTTCTTCTAACATACTTTTTAAAAGACCATATTGACCTTCTAATCTAAGTTTATTCTCTTTTAATTGAGTAATTTGATCATCAAGTTTCTTATAAGCTTGTTCAACCTCGTTAACTTTTTCTTTAATTTCTTCCTTATTCACCTTATTCCCTCCTTATTTAAAGAGGGAAATTAATCCCTCTATGTACTAATTATTATACTCCAGTAGGATACTCTGTAATCCATGTCTCACTACCTGTGGGTTCGCTGAAGACTTTCTCATCCCATCTACCAGACAAGTTAATATTAAACTCTCCAGTATTAGGAATATCATCAAGTTGGAAATTAGAGGTATTTAAGTTAGTTAAGAACATTGTAGAATCTACTCCAGCTGGAATAGTTCCCCCATCTGGGATAATCTCTAACTTAACTACTAAACCATCTAAATTCTCATACTTAGCAAGACCTACACCAAAGCCTCTAAATTTTTGTGAGAAGTCTACTGTCTTTTCTACCTGGATTCTTTTATCACCTTTATAGGTTAATCCATCATATACACCTTCTGTATTATCAGGCTCATCTGGACTAAACCCTTCTCTGTACTCAATAGCTTCATACACCCAAGCAACACCATCATAATGCCCAATACTGACTTCAATCTCATTACCATACCAAATATCAGTTAGGTTGGAATCAAATGCCATTTAATCTCACTCCTTCAATTTTTGTATTAACTCCTCTAGGAAACCTAATGTCTCTCTAGGAAGCTCATTGTAATTATCTAGAATACTTTTTCTTAATAATTCTTTACTATGTTCATCACCCTCAACTACTTTATCAAGTAAATTTAAATCACCAACCATATCATTTCTAATACCTTTAATTTCTTGGTAATAATTTACAATTAATAAAGCAAGTTGCTTATCATCTAAATCCAAAAATTCCTCTAAAATCTTATTTTCTACCATTCCCTTTTCCTCCTAATAAGTGATATATTTTAGCCAATCTTCTAATCTGTTAAAGTATGTATCATGTTCTGTAGTACTTCTTCCAATACTATCTGCCATTTTCTTTTTAGCTATTGCTCTATCTAACTTGTTTTCTAGAGATTCTTTACTGTCTAAGCTAGCATTTCTTCTAACTGATAATCCTCCAACACTAAAGTTTACATTAGACCTTCTATTCAACATTTCTATTTGAGCATTAATGATAAATAAGAATTGATCTACAACATTTACTTCAGGTTCAATTTGTAAAGTATCTCTATCTACTACATAGTCATGAGAATAGTCTATCTGAATACTCTCTAATGAATCTGCAATATATTCAGCTAAGATAGTATCTGCATAAGAATAAGGTGTTTCATTGTCTCCAATAGCTCGTCTAAATTTAGGTACAATCTCATCCATTATGGAGGTCATTTAAACACCTCCTTAATCTAATTTACTTTTATGAATGCCACAATATTGTGGTTCTTCTTCAGGATACTTTGCTTCATTTTGACATTGAGTACCACTCGAAGTAATAGCTTGACACTGAGTAATTTCTTCTTCAATTTCTTCTTCCTCTTCAACAACTTCAATTTTAGCAGTCTCTATTACTTTTTCTTCTTTATTAAAGTACTCTTCAGCTGGAATGTCTTCACCATCTTTGTTGATTACAAACTTGTAACCTGAGTCAACCATTTTTTCTAGTTTCTCTGTGTCTCTGATAATTGTATAGGATCGTTGACTAACTATTGTAGCATCTACCATCGGTAGAGCTCCGTTTCCGACATATTTTACTCTCATTTTATTAACCACTCCTTTATTCCATATTCATAATCTCTTCTCTTGTTAAATCTCTGGTTGTCCAGTGTCTATGGTTAGTAACTTTTATTACTGCTTGATAATTAATACCAGTAATATTAGCTACTTTCTTTTTAGAATAATCGTTATTCTCATATATCTTATAAGCCTTAATACACTCTTTTTTTGAATATAATTTCCTTGAATGTTTTAACTCGCTAGGGATATCATCTTCCCTGCAAAAACTAGGCATATTAACTGTTGACCAGTGTTCATGTTTTGTCATAGCAATTATTACTTCCTCATCTACATTAAACTTATCAGACAAGTATTTTTTAGAGCACCTACTATCTTTCCAATACTTATATATTTTTAAATACTCATGCTTAGTTAACTTTCTTGGTGACTTAGGTATTAAACAAAAATCCTCTCTATTTTCAAACCTACAAAATTCTGGCATATTTTCTGTTGTCCAATGGTTATGAGAAACAATTCTACTAACAGTTCTTCTGTGGATATTATAATCTTCAGCAATTATAGATTGTTTCTCCCCTAAAGTGTGGTATCTATAGTAAATATTCAATGCAGTTGACTTGTCTATTTTTGCTAGTCCACCATTAGTGTCTCTAGTAAAATCATTGTACTCCAGCTTACACCATTCTGGGGCATCCCTTATAGACCAATGTGTATTGTTTGCTAACTTTTTTAAGACACCTTCACTAAAATCAACCTCATCCACATAATGTGAAAAAGGTTTTTTATTACTCATAATCTTTTTATAAACCTCTAAATACTCATGTTTAGTTTTTGTAACTTTTGAAGAGTTTTCTTTTGAGTTGGCTTCTCTAATTTTTTCTAACAACTCACCCTTCATTTTTAAACTATATCTAGGGTTATACTTACCTTTTACACTCTCAGCTCCTAAAGTATTATTATAACCTTTTTTATAGCTATTAAAAACTTCTACTATATAATACATTTCCCATAATTGTAGAGTTTCTAAAGGTACAATATCAATTACTTTAATATAGAAAGCTTCTTTACCATATTTATCATAGGATCTTTGTAGATGATTATTATGGTGCCTCCCATACTTTAGCATCTTAAAATGATCTTTCTTTCTTTTTGAGTAATTAGTGGTTTGACCAATATAAACTTTACCATTCAACTTATTAACTATTTTATAAATTTTTCCTTTACCTATTTTCCTCATCCCCTTATTATTTAAAGAGGGGACTTTCCTATCCCCTCTATTCTGTTAATTTATTATGGAGTATATGTATCGAATACAATTCTTAGCATATTTTTCTTCTGAAGTGGAGAACTAAACATTGCTACTCCCTTATTTTGCGTGTAGAAAATACGTCTAGAATCTTCATCACGATATACATCGTCTAATTCTCTAATATTTCTAACTTCACCTGCTGGCTCAGAAAAGCTTACAAACATTTCGATTTCATTATCAGCGTTACCTTCAGTACCATCAAGTGTATGAACTGGAACAAGGTTTACAGGGTAGCCAAATAAGTTACTTAGCATACCATTTCTTGCAATCTCTTCATACATGCTTTCTGGGAAGGTTGTTTGAGAACTAGCTGAAGTCGTAATCCAATCGTAGATGTCCCGTACTCTGTTAGCTGGCAAATAGAGACTTCTGACTGTTAGTCCTAACCTATTAGCATAGTCTGCCACTAATTTAAATAATTCTAATGTTACAGAACCTTCTAAAGATGCATCTACATTATTAGTTTCAGGGAAATTTTTATAGTCCTGATCTAAAATAAGTTGCATATCTTCCTCTAATGTACTACCAGAAGCAACTAAGTTATCTCTTAATAAAGTCCACATATCAGTGTTCATTCTTTTAGCCATACCTCTTGCTAATTTATCTCTCATTTTTTGCTCATTAGAAATATCCCCTTGTTTCAATGAAAGTTTGTTCATATGAACTTCAGGTGTTTGGATAAAATAAGGGTGAATCCGAACTAAATCCCCGTCAGTCACGTAAGTCTTAGAAGGGGTACCACCATGTTGGGAAATAAATGATACTTCAGCCTTTGGTTTTACTTCAAAATCAAGCTCATAATAAAGCGGATCCCCTAAATCCACAGTCCCTACATTGAAAAAGTCTGAAACAAAAGACTCAGCATATACATTCAAGTCTACTTTGGGAATTAACTTCTCAGCATACTCTTTCTGAAGCCCTTCATCACTTGCCATTCTTTTCAAAAACTCTTGTTTCTTTTCTTTTGGTACCTTCTTGCTTTCTTCTTGTTTAGCTTTAGCTTTCTCAAAAATATCTCTATTAGAAGGTTGACCAAACTTTAATTTTGTATCTAATTTACTCATTTATTTTCACTCCTTAATTATTTATTTTAAAAGTACTTTTACAAATTCAGCACCATCAGATTCAACAGCTGTACCAACTACAACTCCACTACCTGCTGTTGGGTCTGTAGCAGAAAGAACCCCACTAGCTACATATAAGTCATCGCCAGCAGTAATAGTAGAAGCATTATCTACTAAATTAGTCTCAATAATACCATAAGGTTTAGCTAATACAATAGTGAAGGGATCACCAGGTTTAACTTCATCTCTCATAATATCTGATACTAACCATTCCATATCAGTAAGTTCTTCACTAATTCTAGAATATAGATAAGCATCAGGCTTTACCCCATCACCTGCAACAGCAACAGTATTCATGTCACCATTAAATACTACAGGAGTACCATCCATTGTCTCTACATTAATACCAGTAGCAGTTAAAAGATCTTCTCCTACATCAGTTGTTCTCTTCCCTTTGAAACTAAAACCAGCTACAAAGTGAGTATTTCTCACAAAATTATTTGTTAAACTCATTATTTATCCTCCTTATTAAAGTAAGTCGATTAAGTCTTTATCACTAAAATCTTCTTTATCCAAATCAATATCGGTTGGATCAAAACCTTCATTCTTATCAGAAGCTTCTTCTTTCTCAGTCTCTTCTTTTTCTTTCTTTTCGGCAGCTTGAGCAAAACCTTTTAGCATAAGTTCAAAAGATTTATCTGTCATTTCAAGAATATCCTCTTCACTAGCTTCAAGACTTTCTAAATTAATATCTTTTTCAGCTAAAGCAGATTTTCTTTCATTTAACTTCTTCTCTCTAGCCACTTCTTGCTTATATTCAGCATATTCTTTCTGAACCTCTTTATATTTTTCAACTACATCTTCAACCTTTTCAACATCTTCATCTTCCAGATTAGCAATAACTTTCTCTACATAACCTGCTTCAAATTCTTTTTTCTGAGCTTCTAAAAACTCATTAAACTCTTCTTCTGTTTCAAATTCTTTATACATAGTATTATTTTCCTCCTCATTTTCCTCAATAATTTCTACATTTTCATCTTTCTCAAACTTGCTTGCTATAACCTTCTCAATGTCAAGAGTCTTATCAGCAGCGTTTTCAGTAAGTGCAGCACCTGAATATTCAGAAGGGATAATCACCCTTGCTACTTTCTTACCATCAACAATACTACCTCTTCTATCCACATACTCTTCAGCTTCTGGTTTGTCTATTCTCTCATCACCATGTAATATATAGTAATCATTGAAATAGACTTCCATACTAATCTGATAATCACCATTCTTAATAGCATCAACAGAAATATCAAACTCATCAAGAACAGATTTCCAAAGAACGGCTTCACACTTAATTCTTCCAATATTCCCTTCCTCAAATTCAGAAGAAGTAATAGCTCCAACATTAATCCAACCTCTATGCTCTAAATTAATATAACCAAAGTTTACTGTATCAAACTTCTCTTTAGTAGCATCATAATCATATGTATCACCGTTGGCATTAATTGTAGGTGCAGTCCTTAAGAGTGGGAACTCTATCCGGACTTTATTGGAATGAGAATCTATAGCAGCTTCAGATTTTTCTATAAAACTAGGCTTAATCTGAATCTTTACTTTATCCATCATTCTCACCCCCTTCTTCTGGGATTTCTTCATCTATTTCCTCAGTATCCTCTGTTTGTTGATTTTCTTCCATTTCCATTTCTTTTCTCAAGAAGGATTTCATATTTACATCCTGTGAAGGTTCAAATGGAACTGTCACATACTCTAAGTATTTTTCTTTCTTACCTTCCTCAGACTTAATATTAATCTCTTCATCAAAGTCAAAGTCATATGTATCCAATGCAGTCTCAGGAGACAATAGACCATGCTTATAGAGGAATGTGATAGTTTCTAAAGTATCAGCATTACTCATTAAGTTAAGGTTAGAGAATTTAACTTTAGGCAATTTTAAGTTGTCACCATAAGTTTTAATACCTTTCTTTTCTGCAATCTTTTTATAAATTTTATGAATAGAATCTCTAATTTCTTGTCTAGCTTTCTTAATATCTTCATAAAGCATATTAGATTTAATTTCAGCACTTCCTTGATTATTGTCTTCACCAAGAAAAGCATCTAAACCAGACCAAGCAATAATTCTATCAATCACAGGTTTATACTTTTCAGGAGAATAAACATCACCGTCTGGTATAATCCACTTAGCATCCATAAACCATTGAGTGAATATCTCAGCTGATTCTGAAGGATTTTGGAATAACTTTTCAGCCTGTTCTAAAATTTCATCATCAACAGGTTCACCTTCAAATAAATCTTTATCTCCAACTTTAACTTGTAAAATAGCTTTCTTTATCTTATAAGCGACACTATAATCACTTTCTTTATACATAGATAATAAAGCTAAATCATCAAATACAGGTTCAATAGGTGTTCTAGCATAATTCTCATGATAAGCTTTTTGATTAGTACATCTAAAAATCTCATCTTCATCAAATAATACTTCTTTACCTTTTGACCATTTCTGATAATACTTAGTTGGGATAACTTCTCTGACTCTTTTTCTAACTTCCTCATCTGGGTCATTAATTAAATTCACTATCTCGGGATTAGGTTTTAAATAAATTAAATCCTTACCAAAAACACTTTTAACTTTAATTTCAGTTGGATTCAGAATAGTTAATTTTGCTAACTCATCTCCTCTCCAACTTAAGTAAGGATACCATTCACCTACAACCTCATGCTCAAAAGCAGCATTCTCTGCATACTGTTTAATGTCAAGTCTTTCATTAATCTCCTTATACTGTTTTTCTATATTAGGATCCTCATGATAAACTCTCAAACCATCTACTATGTAAGCTACTTTAAGCATTATAATTCTATATAAAAGCCCCACACCCCAGACAAAATCTCTAGATAACTTTATCTTTTGCTCTCTACTTAATCTACTCTTAAAGAGGTTTCTAAGTGAGGCTTTATTACCTGAAACAAATTGATTATATAAATCATCTGATGTATAATTAAAATATCGACTAAGGCTTCTTGAAGCTTTACCTAACTCAAACTTTTCTTCTTCTTGTTTTACATCTTCTTCAGCAATAATTTCCACCTCCCCTAATTAGACCATTTTCCAAGAGTAAATCCGTCTGAAGGAGTTCTCTTATAAGTGTCTTTAATCATTTCATCTGCCATATAACAACCTAATTCACAAACTGTCCATCTATCTTTAGTTTGTCTAGAATCTTCAGGAACATACTTTACAACATTGTTATAAGCTTTTATTTTAATAGCAGTAATCTCATAAATAGTATTCTTAATTTCTTGATAAGCTTTTTCTTCCTTCTTAGATTTATATCCTGTTACTGGGTCAGCAGGAATTTTAAACCTACCTTTCTCAATCTCAGATAAGAAGTGTCTAGCCCTTTCCTCGTTAGTGCTGTTTGTAAAGTTGTGAATTTGTAAGAGCTTTCTTATCTGATATTCATCACCATATTTCTTCTGAACATACTTTAATTGTTCTTTATCATCTTTATCAATAATAATATCTCCTACATAACCATCATCATATTCATAAGGTTCTGCTAAACCATCTTTAATATTTTTATTTCTTTGGTCAGCAACTATAAGAACTATATTAAACTTTCTTATAATATCCCTTACAACTTTAATTTTCTCTTTTATAAAAGCTTGATTCATTGTAACCATTCTTACAAGCCTTTTCTTATTTCCATCTAACTTGATTACAGCAGCAGCAAAATTATCCTGTCCTTGATCTGCATCATCAAAAGCTAATATGTATTTATGATTAGGAATACCATCTTCATCATATTCCTGTTCGAATTCTATCTGAGTCTTAGGAACTGAATATTTACCTTTCTCTTCATCAATCAACTTAGGATGGTCTATTGCTCTCTCATCTAATAACTTATAAGAAATAAAACCACCTGTATCATCTGGAAAGATATTTAAGTACTCCATTTTTCTTGTAATAGGATCAGCATTATAGTACTCTTCTAATACCATGTCATTCTCAAATTTTCCACCCTTAAGTCCATCTATAAAATCATAAGTGATAATATCATAATCTTCATTACCTTCAGCAATTTTATCCTGATACATTTGATATTGCTTATAATAATCATTCCAAGTAAATGAAGCGGTTGAAGCAATTATAAGCTGGTTACCAATATCAGTTTCATCTTCCTCTACACCGTCTCTCTTAGTAAAGAGCATAGGCTTAAGAATTTGGTCAACCATTTCATTCATGCTCCCATTATGAGGGAATCCGTACTCATCGACCATAACTATGTTATATCCTTTAGAACGAATATTAGGGTTTAAAGGTAATGCCTCTATTTTAGAACCATTTTTTAAATTAATTAACCAACTTGTACTCCCATGTTTAGGTCTATCAATTACCTCTGCCATAAATAATGGACTCTTCTTATAAATCTTTTCAACCTCATTGAATACTGTCTGTGCCTGTCTAAACACAGGAGCAGTAATTCCAATTTTAATATCTTCGTATAAGAGAGCTTTTAAAGCAAAATAAACAGCAGAAGTAAATGTTTTACCAGTACGTCTACTACATAGCAGCATTGGTCTCTTATTACGCCACAGTCGCTCTAATATGTCTTTCTGATAGAAGGTAAGGTCTATACCTAATAGCATCTCTGCCCCTAATACAGGGTATCTTTTAGCTGTATAGTAAAGCATTGATAGGTTCTTAAGAGTTTCTTTTCTCTTATTCTCCATCATCATCACCTATAACTTCTTCAATCTCTTTTTCTATATCTAAGTCACCAGATTTAAGTTTCTTTCTTCTCTCCTCTGACTCTTCAATAGCTTCTCTTTCTTTAGCACGAGATTGCTCAATATCTTCTATCATGTCTTTAATTGATTTCTTATCAAAATCTTCATTAACCTTACTGTAAACAGATAACTCTTTCTCATCTGTTCTCTGTCTCTCAATAATCTCTTCAAGATCATCTTTTAAGTCACCATAAACTGATAACTCACTTTTCTTTATGCTTGTAAAATCTTTATCTAATGCTCTAGACTTGCTCACAGCCTCTTTTCTATATAAGTCTTTTATCTTTAATTCCTGCAAGACTAAGAAGTGTACAATAGCCATATCCTTCTTTGTAAAATGAACATCATCTGTATTTAAAATCTCATCTAATCTCTTCTCTAGATACTTCTGTTCTTGATCACTATACTCACCAGTATCAAATGCCATTAAGTCTATAGGGAGTTTATTAGTATCTTTCTCAGATATATCCTCAGCATTCTTCTCTTTAGCTATCCTCAACCCAAATCTCTGTTTAATAGTTGATGTAAGTTTCTGAGGTAAACCAACAGCCTTATAAGGTATATCAATATCTTCCCCCCAACCGCAATCATTGCAGATAACCTGATTCCAGCTGTATCTGATATTTCTATTTTTACATACTGGACAAACTTTTCTCTCATGATTCTCTGCCATATAGTCAGACATTTTCTCTTTTACATCAGAGATAGCATCAAGAGATTCTTCAACTAGTTCATCATCAAATAAATGTTCATATTGTTTATATTTAAAATAACTTAATGCCATTTCCTACACCTTCTTTAATTACCTAGTGTTATTTTATCTATCTTAACTTTCTGGTTACTCCTATCGCCTGTTAACTTAGCAATTGGAAAACCTAATAATACAGGAGGGTAACCTTTCATTTCTGAGTAGTTATCATCCCAACCGAGTGCACTACCAGTATTTATAAAGTAATATCTTTTAGTACTAACCTTCATATTTCTAGCATCTGGAAATCTTTTAACTGAGTCATCACTAGATATTAATCTATGTGTATGTCCCATACAATAAATATCAGCTTCAACTGTTTTATTCATCTTTTTCATTTTATTTAAAATACCACCATCTGTCCTAGCTCCAGTGGCTCCATGATGTATGTAATTATTTAAACAGCCTTTATTAAAAGACCACTTAATTAATACCGAATATCTAAAAAACTTTTCAGGTATACCTAACATTTTAAAAATCAGTCTACTAGGGTTCATCCCTACTTCTCTTACAGCTCTCTCATTATGATTACTCCCTACACCAGCAACAATAATTTCCTTGTAAGGTTCTAATTTTTCAACCCAATAATCCATTTGCTGTTCTGGTGTTAAAACCTGCTCATAAGTGTTTCCAACACTGCTTGTAAGAGCCATTTCTGTAAGATCCCCCATAATAACTATTCTTCCATTAGGTCTACTTGAAATCTCTTCTAAAGCATTATCCACAACATCTTCTCTGTAATTAGGATGACCTGTATGAGTATCTCCTAAATATAGAACATTAACCTCTTCAATACCTCTTCCAAACCTTTCCTGAATATAATCCATTCCTTAATTCCTCCCTTATATTTCTTTACTGTATTAAACTAAATAAAATAAAACCGATTACAACCACTAAAACTACAAAAGCACCAGCTGAAATAAATAAACTTGCTATTCCCATACCCATATCACCTGTTGAATTACCTATATCATTTGTTAAATATTTAAATAAACCATAAGATACCCCTCCACTTAATAAAACATTAAGTATAGATAATAGAAATAATTTTAGGTATTGCATCTTGTCCTCCTTACATTTTAATCGTGCTTTGTATAAATATAATTTACATGCCCACATTCAGGACACTCTATTAGAATCTCTCTTTTACCATCTTCCTTGTCCTTAACTTCTAATAAACCCATTTGTGCTTCTTCACTACTAATAGGGTATTGGCAACTGCCACAAAATAATTCCATACTCACCCTCTCCTTTTTAGTTTCCCGTTCCATAGATTTAATTCAGTTGACGCTGATTTTCAAATGAGAAAACCAGGTCTCTAATTTTTGAACAAAATCGCAAATATAGTTCTTTATATTATTACTTATATAATACTTATATAATACTATTATTAATATATATATATATAATATTTATTAACCTCTCTATTAATTACAACGATAAAAAATGGACTTTATGCAAAATATTTACAAAAAAAATAAAAAAAAAGAGAAAGGGTTAAAAACCCTCTCTCATCTCCTTTAAAATATTCTTTTCCTTTAACTGTTTTAAGTGATATGCAACTACCTGTCTAGACACACCTAATTTATCAGATATATCCAGTTGATATAAGTTACCATTATGTTTTATAATAATCTTCACAATTTCTTTTTGCATATCAGTTAAATCTTCACAAGTTTCTATGTAATCTACCAACTCTACAGTATTTAAATTCTTCTGCCTAGCTTCATTCACAAACTTCATATGTGTACTAGAACTATACCCTCTTTCTTCTAAGTCATCTAAACTCAAGCTATCAAAGTTAAGAACCCTCTTATCTGCCTTATCTGCCTTAATTTTATCTAATAATTTATTCTTAAGTATAGTTCCTGACATAGTTGTGTAAGTATCTTGTCTTTTATCAAGCTCATATCCTCTCAGAGCTTCATAAATGCTATCTAAGACAGCTCCTACCAAGAAAGAGTGTGTTAGGTTATGGAAGCTAGATATTATCTCATAATAGTAGTTTTTGTGAGTTTTAAGGATAAGTTCAATTGCTCTACTTTTATCCCTATTAAATAATTCTTTTATTGCTATATTGTTATCTACATCTATTTCTTCGGTATTAGGCTCAATATCTCTTATAAGATTGTCTAACTTCTTATTTATCATCCTTGTCCCCCAGCTTATCTAATTTATCTTTCAATCTTTGTATTCGATCAAGTCCTTCAGAAATATTATTCAATCTTTGTTTTTGCTCATATTCTTTATTATATTTACCATAGTTCTGAAACCCAATAATTACAGATAGATACAAGAATACAAACTCCCATTGGGCATTAAATACTGAATATAATAACCCTGTTAATAGAGCAGCTGTAAACCCCACAATAAAGACTTTCTTTGAAATAAATTTAATCATCTAATTCCTCCTAAAGTTTTTTCCTTAATAATTCTCCAAGCATTGCCACTTCACTTCTTTCATTCTGTTTCAGTTCTACACAGCCAAAATTATGTTGTCCTTTAAGATTATTACAAGTGAAAGTTAGTCCATTATAAAACTTATGTAAGTTAGGATTATCTATTTGTCTAGGGTCTCCTAATAAAACCATCTTACTACCTTCACCCAATCTTTCTATTATCTGAGGCATTCTTTCTGGAGAAATATCAGCTGCTTCATCTATGATAAATAAAGTATTCTTAATATCTCTTCCCTTTATTGTTGATAAGGGCTGTACTTCAAGCATCTTAAACTGTGATCTTGAGGCATTATCCTCAAAAGGTTTCAGATAAGGACTATATTTCTCATTAACCTCACCAGGAAGTGTTCCTAGATGCTCTTCTTTATACCCAATCTCTACTTTAGGTCTTGTTATAAGAATCTTCTCATACATATCCTTATTAAACATCTTAAGAGCTGTTCTAACCGTTAAGGATGTCTTACCTGTCCCAAATTTGCCCCATATAGCGACTAGAGGAACTGTAGTATCCATTAGTAGTTCATGAGCCATAAGCTGCTCTCTGTTCAATCTGAAGTCTTTTGAGATATAGCAGTGACCTTCCTCCCAGTCAACTTTAAATAATTTATCACCTCTTTTTCTTAAAAGAACTTTATCACAATCTAAGAATTGATTTTCTAATAGCTTTATATCAACATCTTTCTCACTTATGTATCCCTCATTATAAGCTTTAGATATTAACTTATCACTTAAATCATAATACTCAATACCAGAATATATGTCAGTTACAGGCTCATAGTACTCAACGCTCTCTAAGACGTTTAATGCTCTCAAATAGAGGAGTACATCCTGAGTGAATAGTTTATACCCTCTTCTCAAACAAACCTCTAAGAGAGCATCGTCAGTAGCCTCAATACCTAATTTAGTATCATCTACAATGTCAATCTCATCTATCCTGCTCATGATGTTTCTAATAGCTTTTCTTGCCTTAAAGTTGAGTCTCTTTTTTCTCTTCAGATGTTCTACCTCATCTAAGATACTATAAGTGAGTACTACATCATCTTCTAACATAATTTCTGGGTAATCTATAATTATGTTTGTGTCATAGATTTTCTTCATAAACACACTCCTAATTTATTTAATTATTTAGCTTCAAAGTAATCTTTGCC